TGCCGGGGGCTCGGCGGCGGTGGCGACCTGGGCGCCGCCGCTTTCGGGGTGCCGGCCGTCGCTGGTGAAGACCAGGCCGCGGTCGTCGGTCTCGCGCCTGAACGCGGTGATCTGCTCCAGCACGTCGCGCGGGTTGACGCCGCGCTTGCGCATCACTTCCACCTCGCTCGCAAAGCCGGCGCGCACCAGGGTGACGTAGGCGTTGGCCTCTTTCAGCGGGTCGATCCAGGGCATGGACTGCGCCAGGAACAGGGCGTCGTCTTCGGTGCCGGGCTGCACGTCGCGCGGGCGGGGCACGGCGTTGCCCAGCGCGGCCGCGGCGACGAAGTTGGCCCAGACGGGCTGGATGAACTGGCCCACGAACTCATCGGTGAGCGTGGCGTAGTTCACCCACTGCTCGACCAGCTCTTGCCGCTGCGCGCTGTAGGTGCCGCCGTAGTCGCGCGCGATGCTGGAGTAGCTGGCGCCCACGCCGGCCGCCACGGCGCGCAATTGCCCTTGCCTGAAGGTGACGACGTTGGGGTTGGGCCGGTTGCTGTCGATCAGGCCGATCTCTTCGCCCACGGTCAGGCTGTCGATGACCATGCCGGGCGCCATGCTGATGCTGCGGGGGATGGGGTTGCCGTCCTGGTCTGTGGCCGGGCCGCTGTAGCCGTCGGGGCTGCTCTTCTTGACGTAGGCCGTGAGCGCGGCGGCGATCTTGGCGGCGATGCGCTCGCTTTCCTCGTAGTCCTTGATGTCTTCGAGCCGGCCGATGATGCTGGCGAACTCGCTGATGCCACGCATCTGGCCGATGCGATCGAGCATGGCCACATGGCGCACGCGGTCGGCCGGCACGCGCTTGAGGTCTTGCGTGCTGAAGCTCAGGCCCGGGCCGATGCCTTCGGCCGGGTGGTGCTTGTGCACGAAGTAGGCCACCGGCTGGCCCCAGGCGTTGCGCTCGATGCCTTGCTCGGTGCGGGGCAGTACCTCGTAGTCGAAGGGCACGAGGTCGGCTTCGAACATCTCGAGCGCGTAGGGCACGGCGGTCGGGAAGGCGTACACCCCGCCCAGCACCTCTTGCGCGAAGGACTCGCCGTCGCGCAGCCAGGTGGTGGCCATCAGACGCTGCACCTTGGCGAAGGTGTGGCGGCGCGTCACCTCGGGGCGAAGGCACCATTCGCGCCAGGCGCGGCGCAGGGCGGCGGCGTATTCCTCGTGGATGCTGCCGTCGGCGCGGCGGGGCTGGGGCTCCACGCCGATGCCGCTGCTGCCGACGATGTTGTTGGTCATCGTGCGCAGGATGCCGCGGCTGACGTCGTGGTTGCGCTGCAGTTGCCGGGCCTGGGCGCGCAGCGCGCGGGCCGACATCTCGACCAGCTGGTTGGGGCTGCGCTGGTCGGTGTAGAACTTGCGGTTGCGGCTGGGGGTGGCGGCCTCATACGGCGGGGCGGCCAGGGCCAGGGCGCGGCGGGCGCCCAGGCGGGCCAGCCCGGCGCGGGGGCTGAAGTAGCCGACCACGCGGTCGATCAGGTTGGGCTGCACTTCGGTCTTGGGCATGGCGGCGGGGCGCGGCGGTGGCGCGGTCAGCGGGGTTGGGGCTGGCTGAAATCGGCCACGCTGTAGCCGAGCCCGCCGAACGAGGGGCGCCGGTCGGTGGCGGCCTGCAGCGCGACGACGCGGCGCTCCCACTCTTGCCGGCCGGCGCGCACCATGTCCAGGTCTTCCTGCCGCAGCCAGCGGTCGAGCCCGGCGCCGCCGAGCCGAACCTCCTTGCCCTGCAGGATGGCCTGCTCGGCACTGAGGTAGGCGGTGACCATGGCTTGAGCTTGGGCGAGGGTGGTCATGGGCGATGCGTGCGCGGTGCGGTGATGAACGGGGCGCCTGGGCGGCGCTGCAAGCGCTGGCGCGGGCTGAGCCAGCCTATCGGGGGCTGTGTCTCATTTCTACCCAGGGAATGAGACTTTGCAAGTTCAGCGCCACAGGGCGGGCGTGGCCGACTGCACGCGAGCGCGGGCGATCTCGAGGTACTCCGCTTCGCGCTCGATGCCGATGAAGCGAAAGCCCTCCAGCAGCGCGGCGCGGCCGGTGCTGCCGCTGCCCATGAAGGGGTCGAGCACGATGCCGTTTGGCGGAGTGACCAGGCGGCACAGGTAGCGCATCAGGTCGGTGGGTTTGACGGTGGGGTGGGTGTTGCGGCGTATGCCTGGGGTCTTGCCGAGCCGTTCGTTGAAGTCACCGCCTGGTCTCTTGTCGCCGACACTGGCCTGCTGTTCTTGCATGTGCTCCAGGCCGTCATCGCGGTCTGACTTTGCCGCCTTGGCCGTGTAGAAGAAGCGAGCGGCTGAGCCCGTGCCCGCATCGCGTAACTGACCTTCCGCGTCAGCCATGCCCCAGCCATCTTCATCGGCGCGCTGGCCGCGCTTGAGCGTTCGCGCGGGGCCGCTTCCGTCGCTTTGCGGGAAAAGCGCGATCACTTCGGCGTTGCCGTCGTGGATCAGGTTGGAAGGCCAGCGTCCAGGCGGCGAACTTCCTGTTTTTTGGGTTCCGCCTGCGTGGCCTGGCTGCATTTGCCCTGGCGCATAGCTGCGCGACTTCGGCCAAGTTTCAACCGTGTCGCCCACCCTGCACCCGTCGATGTTCAGCGCCCCCGCCCCATGCGTGAGCACGTTCTCGGCCACGGTGCCGACCAGTGGCTTGCGGGCGACGGTAATCGGCTCAAGCGCGGGCTTCAGGGCGGTGCCCCAGCCCTGCCACTGACGGGCGGCTTGGGTGGCGGGTGCGGTGATGTCTCGCTCAAGCGGTGACGCGCTTCCCTTTTTCAGGTTGCCGCCGCGAATGTCATTGCTGACTGTGTACGTCCCTACTACCTCTCGCTCCGCACCAGCCGCCTTGTCGATCGACTTGCTCACGTCCAGCGACTTCGGGAACCCGCTGCCATACACCCACGCGATCATGTCGCGGATCTCGAAGCCGGCATCCTCGATCCGCACGGCCATGCGATGCTGCGTCCGCGTGCCGGCAAACGCCAGCAGGTGGCCGCCTGGCTTCAGCACGCGCAGGCACTCGGCCCAGACCTCCACGCTCGGCACGTCGTAGTCCCAGCGCTTGCCCATGAACGACAGGCCGTAGGGCGGATCGGTGACGATCGCGTCGACGCTGGCGTCGGCCATGCCGCGCAGAACCTGCAGGCAGTCGCCCAGGTGCAATGTCGCGTCTTCGGAAATGTCCGCCTGCAATGTCTCAGCGTTCATTGAGCACCCGATACAACGTCGCCCGGCTGATCCCGAAGCGGGCGGTGACTTCGCTGGCGTTGTTGCCCCGCCAGGCCTGCCGAATGCGGCGGTTGCGCTCTGCGGTGTCTTCGGCGGGGACGTAGATTTCTCGGCCGCCCCAGCGCTCGCGCAGGCCCTGCAGGATGGCTTCGCTGATGAGGTCGGCGAAGGGCTCGGTCATGCCGATCTTGTGGCGCACGACTTCGCGGATGTCCAGGCGCAGCAGAGCGGCGCCGTCTTTGGCGGGGGGGTCGGGCAGCAGGCTTGCCGGGTGGCCTGGCGCAGGGGGCGGCGGCGCGGATTCGGCGGCGGGGTCTTGGGCTTCGGCGATCACAGGCGGGCGCTCCACTCAGGTTTGGCGAAGGGGCTGACGAAGGGGGCCGGCGCGGGCGGTGGCGGCGGCGGGCGGCGGCGGACGGCGATGGGTTGTTGCCAGGGGGGCGGGGGTGGCGCAGGGGCTGGCGGGGGCGAAGGGGCTTCGACAGGCTCAGCCCGAGCGGGGGTTGTGGCCTGGGCTTCGACAGGCTCAGCCCGAACGGCGGTGGTGGCCGGCGTTTGCTGGGCTTCGCGTACTTGCAGCTCGCCGGGCTGCAGCGGGGGCACGTTGCTGCCTTGCGGGGCCGGGTTGCTGCCCTGCAGCCCGGGCTCGATGGCAGCCGGCCGGCTGGCCAGCGCCAGTTCGCCGGCCGGGGGGGCGAAGAGGTCGGGCAGCAGGTCGTTCTCGAGCCGGCTCCATTGCGCGTCGCTCAGCTTGCCGTGGTCGAGCATTTCGCTGGCGAACATGGCGTAGACGGTGGTGTCGAGCGGTTCATTGCGCTGCGCGGTCTTGACCCAGCGCACCTTGGGGCCGGCGCTGGTGCGCACTTGGCGGCGCACCTCGGCGGTGAGGCCCTTGTACCAATCCAGCGGCAAGGCCTTGCTGAAGTGCACATAGCCCGGGCCGGGCTTGTGGATGCGCAGGCGCTCGAAGAGGTTGTCCTTGGCGGTGTCGGTGCCCACCAGCCACAGGCGCACGCCGTTCTTGACGATGCGCCCGCGGGCGTTGACGTCCTGCAGGCTGCTGCGGCCCTTGATGGGCATGCCTTCCTTGCTGTCGCCCTTGACCGCGAAGTACTTGTGGCCGCTGTGCAGCCGGCAGAAGTTGTACGCCTGGTGCGTGTAGTGGCCTCCGGTGTCGATGGCCGCGGCGGCGATCTTCATGGGTGCGCCGTGCCAGTGCGTCAGCGGGGCCTGCAGGTAGGGGTGAAGGTGGGTCTCCCACTCGCGCTCGTCGGCGGGGTTGCCGTCGATGACCTGGTAGTCCACCGGCCACATTTCACGGCCGCGGCCGATGGCCCAGACGGTGACTTCCCAGCGGCGGTCTTGCACGTCGACGCCGGCCACGAGCTGCAGGCCGCCGACGGGCACGCGGCGCAGGGGGTAGTCTTCGGCGCGCTTCTGCAGCTCGTGCGCTTCGGCCTTCTCGACTTCTTCTTCCCAGGTCTCGCCCAGGGTCTCGTTGGCAAATCCCTCGAGCGGGGCGCTGTCGCCGCCCGCCTTGGCGGCCAGGCACTGCAGGTTCTGGCGCACGATGGCAGCCCAGGTGGTCTGCGGGCTGTAGGCCGTCCAGACGTGGAAGGCCACGTGCCGGGGCGGGCGCGTCAGGGGCTGGTTGGTGCCGTCGGTCCAGCGGTAGGGCTGCGCGTGGGCGCGGTAATTGCCGCACTCGCTGACCCACACGCCGGCCTGCCACAGGCGCAGGTAATCGGCCTGGATGATGGCGCCCAGGCAGTGCGGGCAGTGGTGGCGTGCGGTGCCCTCGGGGTCGTGTTCGTCCCACTGGAAGCCGGCGCGTGTGGGGCCGGCGGCGGGCTGCGGCTTCAGCCGGCCGGGCAGCAGCGGGTGCTCGACCCCGCAGTGGGGGCAGGCGATGTGGAAGCGCAGGCGCGCTTCTGCCGCGGCTTCGCGCTTCTCGATGTGGCTCAGGCCCTTCAGGCGGGGCGTGGTGCCGCAGATGATCTTGGGGTAGGTGGCGCCCTCCAGCCGCTTCCAGGCCAGGGTGAAGGGGTCGGCGCTCTTCTCGATGCGCTGGTCGAAGCCGTCGAACTCGTCCAGCTTGGCCGATTGCAGCGTCATGCGGCGGAAGTTGCCGGCGCTGGTGCCCCCCTTCAGGTACAGCAGCGAGCCCAGGAACTTCTTCATGTTGAGCGTGTTCGCCTTGCTCTTGGCCATGAAGCGCGGGAACACGCTGCGCATGATCTTGACGTCGCGCAGCATGGGCTCGAGTTCAGCCTTCGTGAACTCGTCGCTGTCGCCGTCGGTGGGCTGCCACAGCGCCTGGTTGCGGCGCTTGTGCTGGGCGTCGTAGCCGATGCTGGCCAGCAGCATCTTGGTGTAGCCCACGCGCGCGCTCTTGCGGATGTCGACTTCCTCGATGTCGTCGTCACCCATGGCACCGAGCATGGCGCGCTGGAAGGGGTAGCTCTGCCAGCGCTTCTCACCCTGGCTGGATTCGGCCGACAGGTAGAAGTGCCGCTCGGCCCATTCGTCCAGGCTCAGCGGCTCGCGCGCCTTCAAGCCGGCGAGCCCCTTGCGCACGGCGGCGCGGATGCTGGCGCGCAGGGCGGCGTGCTGGTTTAGCCAGATCTGGCGGGCGATGTCGGGAGGCAGGTCGCGGGCGGACATGGCGGCGGCGGCGGGGTCAGCCTTCGTCTTCGTCGGGGTCGGGGTCGGCGTCGGCGTCGTCGCGGCCGGGGCCATCGGCGCCGGGCTCGGCGTCTTCGTCGGGCACGTCC